CGCCAACTTGGCTTGGTTGAATCGTCTGCGTTCATACTCAGATGTGAAGGTCAAGTCAATCAAGACTCCATTCATCCTCATCTTCTGACAATTCAAAGTCCGGTGTATCTGACGAGAGTTCTTCTTCGTCCCCGGCTGAGCCACTAGGAAGAGGGTCATCCATGCAGGTCAAGTCCTTTAACATGCCTTCCTTATGCATCTGCAGAAGGGGGTCCTGTGATAGGGTCTTCTGGGTCTGCTTCCACGGTGCCTCTCTTTCCTCTCTTAGTGAGGTTTCCCTCAGGAGGTCAGGATTGTAACCGTAGTAGTCATGCATGCCTCGTTCAAGGAACAGGGGTATAGCGTTAATCCTGGTGCTTCCCGATAAATCTGGAAGTGCCGCCTCGGTAGTCATCGCAATAGCGTTGGCCATCGAAACAAGGGTTTGTGAGTCTCCACGGAATGCGGAGCTCCGAACAGGACCATCACCATTATCAAGAAGGTTAGGAATCAAAGACTCCAAAGCCAAATCTCGAAATGGCTTGGTCTGTTGGAATGCCTCCCATTGCCTTTGCCAATAGGCGCGGCGATGCTTGAGGTTTTTCACCTTAGCACCTATAGCATTCAGGAATTGCAGTGGGTTACGTATACAAGACCCATCACTGGGTTTGTAGGGACGGAAGGTACAAACGGATTTGTTGGTTTTCACTGACATAAAGCCGGCGAATTCCGCAACCCTCCCTTCAAAGCATTTGCTTTCAGACCTATCAACGCCCAGTTGGAAAAGACGCTGATTATAGGCGTGAGCTACCCGTTTATCTGAGAAAACGATATCGTCTCCCAGAACCAGGTAAGGAGAACCGGTGTAAAATAATTCCGGTATCTTCCTAACGCCTTCCTGCAGTCTTCGGTCAGTGACACTCGACCACGCTGTAAAAGCCGTAACCAAGTTGGATAGATGGAACAGTGGGAATGAACCATAAAGTCCCATTGGTTGTCCTACAGAGTAGCGGATACCCCTTTTAGGGTCCCATCCACACTGGAACTCCCGTTGGATGACTTCCGATAGGGCCGAAGCCCATTCGTTAAGGCCCAAACTGTCCAATATACCTAATGAGTATTGTACCGGAAACCTATCAGTAGCTGAACTCAAGTCAGAGCAGTACAAAGACTTACCCTTTAACTGGAGGTTCAACATACAGTTGGCTCCCACCTGTTGGTGACGTACCATAGAGGCACGCGGAAACAACTCTTCGGCTACCCATGCCAAAGTCCGATGCAAGGGCTTGAAAGCTAGCTGTAACCATGCAGTTGGCTGAGCCACTATACGTGGCTTCGCCCCTTGCTCTTGCAGAATCGCGATGCGACCTGCAAACCTTTGGTCTTCATTACTCCATCCTGCTTGACTCCGAATATGCTGACGCATCTCGAAGCAAGGTGTCCTCCTGTCTATGACAGAGGGGACCCAGGGTTCGGTCATGAAAGAAAGACACATGCGATAATAGGGGGACTGTATCAATCCCACCATCTTGGGGAATCGGGTTTTAGCCCTAAACCCTGAGAGGGAGTGTTGTTTTACAACACCAATGCTGCTCCCTTCCAAATCGCGGTCATGGTAACGTGAAAAGTAATACTTCACTGGGCTAATCTCATCAGCATAAGAGATAGGCTCTACCTTCTTTCGGACACGTTCCTTAAAACCCTCAATCCAGCGTTGAACGGAATCAGTCGAGTAGCACCCGGCCGACCGCGCGCAGAACCTTAGGTATCGGTCCATGTCACGATGACCTGCTTGGTATAAACCAAGTGGAGTTAATTGGGCATGGCTTGGCTCACTGATACTACGAAGCGCTTTAGCCTTTTGCGCTTTTGTAGGCTCTTTGAGTCTGATACTTGTGTACCATCTCAAGGAAGCTGCCAGTCTTTTAATAACAACTGGTCTCTCAGCATCAACATAGCGGCGAACCACAGTTCCTTCTATCCCTTTCGGGACTCCAGTCCTGCGGTGGGAGATTGAGTTCTCACGGCAGACCCTAAGGGCCTTCTCCTTGTCACCATTCCGGAGGAGGTTAGCCACGTTCCAAATTGCTTTGGCCCGCTTAGCTGCCCATTCCGGTCCGGCTTTTCGGATGTAGAACTCTTGGAGTCGTTGGAATTCTTTACCAACATCTCCGAGTACGGTGCGCATAACTAAACAACCAACAGCCAAACCTTGTCGCGAGGTCTTAGACTTCGTGGCTTTCATGCGGTCCTCCTTTCGGAACATCGTAATCCAGCGGCTGGATGTGGCTCGTTAAGTCACACCTAAACCGTGGGCCCCGTGAGG